TCGGGCGGAAACGCGAAAAAACCAGACCAGGGACATCACTCGGCAGATTTCGCCCGCAACCGCCGAACTGCTGAACGGGCGTATTCGGATGTCGGGCGAGTTGGTCTGGCCTTGGGATCGCTCGGCTTGCCTCCTGTGGAAGCGTCTCCAGGGGATAGCCAAGCGGTCCAACGTGCAGTACCGTGGCTTCCACGGCATTAGGCGGGCGGCAGTGTCCTACGTAGAGGCAGCCTGCCCTGGTGCCGGCCAACGGCTCGCCGACCACTCCAGCCCGCAGATCACGATAAAGAGCTACCTCGACCCTCGCATTGTTCCGCAGGGTCCAGATGCAACGGATTTGCTGCCAAAGCTGGATTTGTCGGACGCGTCGTAGAACTTCCTCCGCGAAGCACACCGACGCAGCCGGCACGATCCGCACCAGCAGGCGGGGGCGGCCGGGTGAAAGGGAGAAAGTCCCGGCCGCCGCTCCCGCCGCCCGGTCTAGGTCAGTTCCTCGATGCGAGCCCGCAGCAGGGCGATCGTCTCCAGCAGCTGACGACGCTCGGCCAGGAGCCGCATAACGTCCGCGGCAAGTGTCCCACTCGTGCCGGTCCACGCGCCGGAGAACACGCGGGCCCGGTGCTCGGCCTCGCGGAGGTAGTCGTCTGGCAGCTGGTCAGGCACGGCGGCACTCTTGATGGCAGGCGGCGTACCCGGCGATGTCGATGGGCGAGTCGTCGGTGGCCTCCGGCCCGAGCTGCCGGGCGACCTTGTCCAAGATCATCACCAGTGCCCAGTCGGCCGGGGTGAACGTGGTGCCGAACGCCGCATTGACCAGAGCGGCAGTCCTTCCGAAATGTAGTGTCGGCGGCCCGTACTTGGTGTGCCGGTCTCGCACGGCGTCGAGTGCGGCCTGCAGGGTGCGTTCGGCCACGGTCTCCCTCGTCGTTGGAGTCGTGCACCGCCCGCCCTCGCAGCAGCTTTCAGCGGGCGTTGCGTTGAGACGCTCCAGCACGGCGTTTCTTAGGTTGGCGTTCTGTTCGTCCAGCGTTGTCGTCATGGTCTCCCTTTCGTAGATCCCGGTCGCAGTAGAGCGGCATCGCCTTGGTCACCTCGTGCCTCCCGTGGTCGATGACCACTGCGGCCTGGCACGGCGGCTCGTAGGCTGCCTTGATTTGGACAGCGTATGCCGAGTGTCCAATGAGCGAGCCATTCGACACGTAGCGTCCGGCACGCAGCCATGAGAACTGGTGCCAGTGACCGAAGCAGGTCAAGTTCACTTTGTCGATCGCATCCCACGCGGCGATCGCTTTGTTCGTCGGGATGGTGATACCGCCGACGCCGCCGCCGTAGCGGATGGCGTGCCCGTGGTGGAACCGCACGCGAAAACCGTCAAGGTCCACCACGTTCAAGTACGACGCGCCTACCTGCCAGCGGACGTTCCGCCGCGTCTCGGCGGCGCTCATCGTCAGGTACAGGTGCTGCTCGAATGAGTGCTCCATCTCGGTGCCAATCCGCAGTTTCTCGGTACTGCGTCCGTGGTTCCCGCTGCTGGTGGCGACCACGACTTCGGCGGCGTTGTCTGCCACGGTGTCGATGAAACCACGCAGACGTTCCCCGGCCCAGCGGGTGGCCGCCAGCGGCGCGAGCTGTGCCATCTCGGCGGTGTCGTCGTGAATGTGCCCAGACAGAAAGTCGCCGCCCAACCAGAGCACCACGCGGTCGATGTTGGCGAGCCGCCGTTCGTGTTCGAGCATGACCGCAAGCCGTTCGGACAACTCCGCGATCCGCTGATCGGCCACGTCCAGGCTGAAGTCGTTCAGCCCGTTGACCGTCTCGGGGTCCACCCGCTCTTCGACGTGCCAATCGGACAGCAGTACGACCATTGTGGCCGAGTGCTTCTTGGCCTTGACGCTTTTGGTCAAGGGCTTGGTCGACGCCTTGATCCCGCGAAGCTGCACCAGGGCGTCGGCACGCTCCCGCTCGCGGTCGATCTGGGCTAGCGCGGCTTTATACCTGTTTCGGTATGTCGCCAGTTCAGCCCGCAGCCGCGCAAGCTCGGCATCGGCAGCCAGCTGCTCCGCGGACGCGACGTGCTCAAGCACCTCGTCGGTTAACGTCGATTTAGCCAATCTATTACTCCCTGTCGTCCGCAGGTCGCCCATCCACGCTCCTGGCACGAAGCAATCACGGCATCGGCGTAGGCGTTCTTCTGGTGCACGTTAGGGTCGAACGCTTGCCGCACGCGATCCAGTTCCGCCTGGGCTTCCGCGGGCAACCGCTCGACCCAGCTTTTGAACCCCGGCTTCCGGTCGCGTGCCCGCAGCAGCACGTCATCGAGAAGGCTTTTTGACGGTGCCGGTTTTGCTTTTGCCACGCTTGGTTCCCTCCTTCGTGGTTTTGCTTCGACGCAGGACAACCTCTCCGTGCTCGTCTGGGATTGGGCACGCGCCCTCCTCGTCGTCGTCGGCCAGCGGCGCGTCGTCAAACTGCGGCTTCGCCTTGGACTTGGGCACGCTCGGCTTCCTTTCTGGCGTTGCTAATCGCCCGACGAACTAACAGTCTCCCCACAGCGTCAACAAACGGCAGCTTTCGCTTTGCGGCTTCCTCGCGTAGCCAGCCCACTACGGTGCTTTCGTTGGCGGCTACCCAGTCGCAGCCTAGAGCGTCCATCTGGCGGGCCCTGGCGGTGCACCCGCAGGTCGGGCTTGCCTTGATGCCAATGCGGCCGAGCAGCTTTTTGAGTTCGGTTCCCGGCCCGCTTGACGGCCTGGGCGTGAAGCCGGGCGCGTAGTCGCGCGGGTACGCCTCGTGCGACGTATCCACCAGCAGTTGCTCGCCGTCACGCTCAACGATGCAGGCGGCCACCTGCGCCAGCGTATAGCCACGCTCGCGGCACCGGGCCTCAAGGTGGTTAGCGTGGCAGCGGATTAGGGCAGCGGGTTCGGCAGGCATGGCGGGATCCCAGGGGCAACAAAAATGCCAGCGCAAGGATTTCCGGCGGCTGGCACTGGCACCTGCGGCGTGAGTCCGAACGAGTCAGCTGGTTCCGCGTCGCCAGTGTTGTAGCAATCGTCTGTATCTTGCGAGAACTCGCCGTCGCAGCACGCACGAACCCACACGACGTTGTTGACTTCCTCTTCGCTGCTGCCGCCCTTGGAGCAAAACACGTTGAACGACCGCACGTCTGTGTAGCCGTTCGCTTCCAGCCATGCCGCGACTCCCTCGACCCATTCGGCGGCCGCCTCGGACCTCGGCCTGCCGCCGCCGCCGGGATCCGTGAACGACGCGAGCATGGAGAACACGACGGCGCTCGGGCACGAGAAGCAGTAGCCCCGCAGCGGTGCCTCAATGATCGGCACTGTAAGTTCGTTGTTCTCGTCTAGAACGCTTGGGTCGAAGCAGGAGCCTTCCGGGTCTACTTCGCAGTTGCAGCCCGGCTTGTTTTCGCATTCGCCCTGGACGATGCCGCCAAGGGTCGTGCAGCTACGGTTCTCGCACTTGTCGCAGCAGGCGTCACAGGAACCGCCGAGCATTGCCATCGGTCAGCACTCCGCGGCGATGAGATGCCACGCGGTGCCGTCGCGAGCGATAGCGCAGTTGCGGGTCGCAGTCGATGCGGCAACATCGGCGAACAGATTTATAGAAGAGACTGTATTTGGCGTGCTGGTCTGATATTTAAACGTGACGGATTTGAGAGTGTTCTTTGCCCATGCACCCGTGAACGTGCAAACACGAAAAACTTTTTCAGCCGGTGTACCCGGAGAACCGAACATCACGCCCCGGTTGTTGCGGTCGCCCGCCTCCACCTTGAGCACAACGTCCGCGATTCGCTGCGCAGACCGCGGCGTAAATGTGACGCGGTCTGCCACGGGTCAGCCCTCGAACACTGTGATGAGCATCTGAGATCCTTCGACGGCGGCCTTGGCGGCGTAGCTGCCGGCCGCCAGGCGAAGGACGCCCGCCTCGCCAGCTCGAAGCGTCACCGTTTCGTACAGGGTCCCGCCAACGTACCGGCCCATGGACACCGTATGTGTGGTGCTTGTGGCAAGGCTTTGGCAAACGCACAGACCAACGCTAGAAAGCGATGCCGTGCTGATTTGCGTGACTGCCGTGCCGAGCAGCAGCGTGACGGCGTAGAGCCCGTTGACGCTCATGTCGGCGGTGATCCCGCTGGCGACAAACGTGTCCTGCAACGCCCCCTTATTAACCGTGCCGGAAATTGTGTAGTTCACGTCTGCCATTGAATTGCCTCACGCTGGTGGTGTGCCAAAAACTGAAAAGTCTGCCGCCTGGTGCACTCGCCGCTGGATGTAGTCGGGCACGCCAGTCAGACCCACGCCGAACTTCGCGCCGCCGTTTTCGTTTAACGGCATGGGGGACGGAGAATCGACCAGTTCGTCGCCCTTCTTTATCTGAAACCGTTGGTAGTTGCCGCCCAACAGGTAGCCCCACCCAACGTGCGGCAGGTTGTAGAAATATCCGCTTTCCCGGTACACGAGCTCCGCAGTGGTCCTCCAGTATTTCTGGATTTGCGTGCCGACTTTTTCGCTTTCCCTGGTGCACGTGACGCCGCTACAAAGCCAGGTATAGATCGACCCAAACAAATATTGCCCGCTGTTGATTTTGTTGGACATTCCCAGCAGACCATCCGGCCTAGTGAGAAAGTTTTTCGTAATAGTTACACGCACTTCGGCAATCGTGTGCGTGAGGTTTTCCCAGACGTACTCGCCCACAGCGTTTGTCAACGGCCGAACGTCGCCGTTTCCCTCGCCGAAGTAATAGCCGAGAGATGGCACGCTAGCGCCGCCAGCAGAGAACGACCACACTGCAGGGCGGGCGACTGGGTTAACATCCGCCTTGTCTAACGTGTCGTAGTCATACGTGACCGTGACGGAGTCGTCGCCGTTCCTGGCAATGCTTCTGCCGCTATTCGCCAGATCAGAGTACTCAGGGTGCGCGCTTCCGTCCTGAATCCCGATTTGACTCATAATCTGTTCGGCGGACGTGTTATCGTCGCACGTCACTACAAACGTGCGGCTAGCCGTTAGGCCTCCGCCATACGTTTGCGTGAACTCGCGAGGAAACAGTTCTCGAACGCCGGTTACGGCCATTGCTTACCCCATGATCTCGACTGTGCGGGTGCGGCTGTTGCGGTTCAGTTCCTTCAGCTCGCGAATAATGCCTTCGTCGTTGATGCTGCTTGAGCTGTTCAGGATGTCTCCCGCATCCGATCCGTCTGGGTTGGAATCTGGCCCCAGGCGCTTCCTAGCTTCTTCTGTTGCCCTTGTGATGCTTTCAATGATGCTTTCGTAGGACGACTTGCCAGCCTCCCTGGCGGCCTCCCTAGCGGCTTCAATTTGAAGCCGCTTCATCTCTTCGATTTCTGCTGGGCTAAGTGGAACTGCCAGACCGTTGCCGTATCGTTCCTCAAGTTCATCCAACGCTTTTACTACGGCACTTCGGAAATCGACGCCAATTAGCGGGCCGATAGTCTTGACCATTTGGTCGAGAAACTGAGCAAACCGCACCAACGCCTGAGCGACTGCATCAATGGCATCAAGCAGCACTTTTACGATCATGTTTGCAATCGACTCACCGCCCATGGCACGCACCACACCCAGCAGCTGCTCGGCCATGTCTGCAATGACTGGAGCGAGCTTGCTAACGACCTGGGCCACGATTGCGGTAAAAGTCTGAAACACTTTGTCGATCGCGTCATTCATGCGGGCGATCGACTTGAC